CGGCGCGCGTCAACTCTCGAATATATGCTTCCATTACGCGGTTGAAGGTTTGAGTACCTTGTCTGTTTTCTCTCCTAATAAGCTGAGAGGCAAACACAGAGTCGTCGAATATTCCGTGTCTACGTAGTTCAAGGAGAGGCGGAAGTATTGCGCGCGTATACGGGCTGGATGGTTCCTTCTGGAGATTCCTAATAACTCCCGTTATTGCGTTGACAGAATTCATGTCAACGTTCATTTTTGAGAGCTCTTGGAACAAATCCGGACCGTGCTTGAATGGGACGACTACAATGTCACCACCAGGCCTACCTGTAGAAGGATCAGCGCGCGTTAAGTAAGCGCGGTACGCAACATCTCCTCGATTTCGTATAAATGTATGAGAATCGATGGGTACGGCTGCACTGTGCTGAAGGCGCGTCTCCAATTCGACGTCCGAGAGCATCGCTCGCTTTAATTCAGCGCGATTGCTTTCAAATTTTTCACGCAGCTCACGCTGCTTCTTTCTTCGTGCTTCTGCAAAATAGTCCCCGAGGGTTAAGCCTTGGTTGCGCTTTGCCCTTTCAGTTTGACGGTTATATTCGCGGAGTTCATTGTTGTATTCACGGAGGGCCTTAACCTTTGAGTAGTTAATGCCCTCCATATTGACTTGACCGCGTATTCCCTTGATCTGGCGTTCTAGCTTTTTAATCTCTTCTGGGGGTAGGTTTGCGGTTACATTAGCTTTTACATTAATGCTATATTCCTTCCTCTTGGCCATGTCCGATCACCTTACCAATGGTGTTGTTGTAAAAGCTCTCTGCGATCATCATATCGAACTCCAGCCGTTCCTTCCAGTCTTCGGGATCATGCCATTCAAATAGAGAGGAAGGTCTGGTCCCTGAGAGGAAACTAACCATCCCCAGGGAGAATTTGGTCTTATCACTCAACGATCCGAAAGAGCTCGGGGCCAACTCCCGAAATTGTGGCTTGGAGGATGGCGGCGAAGATAGCATACTGATCTTCGCCGGGCATTTCCTCTGCTACGAAGGGACCTTCAATGATCAGTGACGGAAGCACGAGTGCAGACCACGCTTCGAAAGCTTCGGCAGCGCGCTCCTTGTCTGCCTCAGTGAACATCGGTCTTCCGGTCTCTTCATCCACGTAGGACGGCATACACTTCTGCATGAGGGCAAAGTGACGTGCGCCCGCTCTCCCGACGGGGCGCTTAACCACATACCTGCCGTTTGCAGTCTCGATCGTATATCTCATCTTGGGGGAAGTCTTAACGGGTTCACTCTCAGTCATTTAGATCACCTTTAGTCAGTTAAGTCGGTGAATTCGAACGTGTCACCGATAACACGGTAGTTAACAGTCTTTTCAATGCCCGCGCGGCCTCTCATGCTCCTGGAAGCGTCAGTATAAACAGCTACGTCAGTTTCGATCTTGCAGAGGTCGTCTCCATTGCGGTCTTTGAATGATGCAACCATGTTTGTCTGACCAGGCTCGTGGCTGCTGGTGTCACCGCGCGTCGTAAGAGGTGCATACGATGTGCCTCCACCATCTGCATACAGGGCGCGCTGGAACTCCGTCCATTCCCGCTGCGAGAGAGTAATGGAGCCGCTGATATTGGGAACGGCGTTGATAACGAGACCCTGCAGTTGGGAGTGCCCGACTACAAAGTCATCCGGATCTAGGCCGCGCTCTATATTCATAGTCATAGATTTAATAGTAGTAGAGGCGCCGCCTCGCAGAGTAATGGTTGCGCCCCAAAACAGCGCAGGCTCTGCCTCTGGATATGCAACGGAAGCCTGCGCCGCAACCTTACTGGAGGACTTTGCGAAGTAATTCCACCTTGTGGTTACAGCCTCACGCGCGGTTAAATTCATCTCCATACTGCTAATTCCGACGCCCAGATAACGGATAGCATTTTCAACACCATTTCCGTCTGTGCAAATTTCCATAGACATACTCTTCGGCGTGGCAGCAAGAGTAAACACTCCGCCTACAGGTGCCCCAAACAAGCACTGGAAGAGCGGGTCCATCTGCGCGGGCCTAAGGAATGCCTCAATAGTACCTGTGTATTTTTGGGCACCACCATATGCATTATTAATCGTCTGACTATCACAAGTCTCCTCGAAAATCAGCCCAGGGTCAAAGGACTCATTAACTGAGGTTACTTTGAGGCCTGAGAGACCAACACCGGGGGCAACTCCATAGGAGGCCTCGGTCCCAATTGCTACGTATCTTCTAGTCAAGATTAATCACCTTGTGGTATGTGCATTCAATTTCAACGATATATGCTTCACCCTGTTGTTCAATGGATGGCTTCCCGAATTCAAATGTCCCAACGCTGTACGCTGAATCTTTAATCAGCTGGAGCTCAAGGTCGTGGATAAGGGTTGCCACTCCATCGATTAAATTATCTACATCCATTTCAAGATACCGGAGGCTGACAGTAATCTGACCATCATAACAGCCAGTATCTTCAGCGTATAGATCAATATCAACAGGGATACATGTGATCTCCCGAGGGTTGATCTTTTCCCTACGCGTCTTATACACTGTGTATCTGAGGGTTTCCAGGGCGTTAACAATTGCTGAATACATGTTGTTACCTCATGTTGCGGTGAATCGCCATCACAATATCATTTTGAAGCTTCTCCATCACCTGATTGATGTGGTGTTCGAACGCGATTGACCACTTGGTCCACTTTTCATTTGTAGAACCTCCATGCATCCCGTAGTCAATACGTACTCCAAGGTATGGAACGAAGGCGCCCTTGCTGGGACGAACTCCGTATTCAAGGGCTTTCAGATAGTTGAAGTTGTTTTTACCCTTTAAGTCACCGATAAAGACATTGATGTAGAGTCTGTCATGACGGATAGCATACGTGACGTCAATCGCATCTACTATCTGACTGGGTTTGTATGTGGAGTATCGACCTCGGCCATATGTTTCAGAGGCACTGAAGTATTTTTTGACATTTTGCTTCCAGTAGGTCTCGATATCGTGACACGCCTTGCGAACAATAGAATGTACGCCGGGTGTATTCTCGACTTCGATAGTAAAGGAAGCAAATTCCATGTTAATCCTCCGGGCCAATGGTAGATACGGTGAGGCCGACTCCTACTACATGGGATGATAGTGATTTAGTATCAATTGTCAGATCGCCCTTCAGAGGAACCGAAGAGATGAGTTGCAGCGATGATAACGCGATTTCTCTGAAGGTACCGACGCGCAGGTATGCGGTTTGCGGAAGTGTCTCCAGAATCCTCTCCGCCATTCCAGTATAGTTGAGGTAAGAGTAGTAGATGCCGGTGTTGATGGTTGCCAACTTAATAAGGTCTTCCGGAGCATCTGCCACGGCGATCGCAGTAACATACCGGTAGGCGCGTTTTAAATCCTTGTAGATCTGGTGATCGCCAATATACTCTTCGGGAACTTCTGTGAGCGCGGATCTAACTTCTAAAATAAGTTGGGAGAGGTCTAGAGACATGACAATGCCTCCTTACGCCTTGACACCGGTGATTTCGCGAATCCTGCTGTTCGTGGTACCGTTCTCCTCTTCAGGCATGATGAACGTCTTGAACAGCTGTGTAATGAGGTAACGCTCACCGACACCCATCTCGCGCTCAGACTCCACGAGCTTGATGTCGTTTCCGGTGTAGTAGATGTGGGAGGCGGTTTCCTCACCGGGGACCACGACGTATGCATTCTGAGTGAGCTGCTTGGTGGGATTGAACACCATGTCATACTGCCTACCGAGGTAGTCCCTGATGGTATCCTTGATCTCTCCAATCTGAACGGGTTTGTTAAGGTGGGCGAACAGACCTGCTGGGTAGAAGATCTGCAGCTGACCGAGGGTATACTCATTGAGCTCAGAGTTATCAATGATGGCACCGATACAGTCTGCAACATCACTCGCGATGTCCGTTGTGGGATCAGTCCAGAGGCCGCTGGCCGGAGCAGTACCGCCCTTGCCGTTAACAATCGTGTTCTTGATATCCGTGTCTTTAGACCACGCGAGACCGCGGGCTGCTGCGATCATGGAGTAACGCATCTGCACATTGTCAAGGCCGCGAGCATTCGCCTCATCGGTGATCATGAGCTCGACAGACTCCTTCTCCATGACCTCGCTGATAGTGAACCAGTCAACCTTGCGGTAGCGAGCACGGGCGCCTTCAGCAATCTTCTGCGGATCGATGCGCCTGGTCTTCGGCAGCATGAGTTTGAGCTCAAGGCCATCCATACCCTGCATGACTACGGCGTTCTTCCACACCATGAGTTCCTCTGCCTTAAGGTAGATGATCTCACGGAGGAGTTCTTTCTTCACCTCGTCGTCGGAAGTAATGACGCCGTTATAACCGTCATCGTAATATTGCTTCATGTTTATCACCTTATACCGTGGCGTAGTACTTAGACACGCGGATGCGGATGTAACCGCCTGCTGATGCGTCCTTGGCCTCGAGAGCACGACCGATAATCCAGCCTGGGCCATTCTTGGCGTCAACCTTTCCACCGGCTGCGACTTCGATCTCTTCCCACTGGCTAATTGCCGCGTTAGTATCAACGAGAGGGACCTCGATTTCAGTTCCTTCAATGAGTGCAGTAACGCCGACCTGTACACCGGACTGAGCAACACCAGTAACAGGGTGCTTAGTCGACGTAAATGCAATGCCGATGGGCTCAGTGCTGCCGTTGTTCAGCTTGACCTTGAGGTTGAGACCGGCGGTCTGATCTGCGGTACCCGGCATAAGGACATAGCCGGCGTTAGGGATTGCGTCTTCAGCAACAAATGGCTGAGTACGTGCTTCGTTGGTAATTCCACCATAAGACATGGGTATCACTTCTTGAGTTTAAGCTTTTCGTATTCTTCAACAGTCATCCCGATGCTTTTGAGGGTCGCAGCCATCTTGGCACGCTGATCAACGGGCTGAGACTGAGAAGAAACAGGTCGTCCTACGGGCGTAGACATCGGCTGGGTACGCGCCATCTTCTCCTTCATCTTACTGAGGATCGAGATCTTCTGCTCGGTAGGAAGGCCCTTGACAATATCATCGGGATCGCTGATGCCAAGACCTTTCACTTCATCGCGAACAATATTATACTGTGCTTTCAGGAGATCTTCGTTCTTCTGCTGGAGCTGCGCAATAACAGTCGCCTGCTCAGCAAGTCGCTGCTCGAGTGCAGACATATCAGGAGCCGCTGGCGGCGCAGACTTCTGTTCGACAGGCGCTGCGGGAGTAGACTGCACAGGGGGCACCTGCTGCTGCGCGGGAGTTTCCTGCTTTGCAGGTTCTACCGATTCAAATGCCTGCGTGATCGAGGCAATCTCTGTCTCTGTAAGTCCCTTGGACTTCAGAGTGTCAATGGCTGCTGCTTTAGACATGGGTTCACCTGTTTTTGAGGCTAATTCATCGTCGGGTTCGCTGAATGCGGCCTTTGCGTACTGAACTTGCATTCCCGGGAATGCTGGGTTTTTAACAAATGCCATGGCGAGAAGAGTACTATCGACGAGTTCTCCATTCTCATCGTACTCGTTTTCGACCTCGGGGCTGATGCAGTTGTATCCTTCTTCTACGATTTGCTTGATCGCAGACTCATCAAAGACGAATCCGCTGTAAGTGATGTCACTATGATCGTCGGTGATGCCGAACTTAACACCATACCCAATGGGTTGTCTGAAGAGTGCGTGTTCATCATGCTTTATATAGAAGGGTAGCGGCCCCTTGATCTTGTTGTAGATTTTTTCAATAATAGACGGCGTCCATGGAGTAAGCTTGCCGTGGTTATCCCTTACGGGGATGGCGCGGATGGAAGCTCCATCAACATGGAGGGCGTCTACGGTTTTCCAAATACGGTTGCTCATCTCCATTCCACCTATAAAGAGAATAAGATTTCCTTAATATTAAGGCGATCTCAGAGATCGGTTGATGGTTGCAGTTCCAGCGTCTGTAGAGTGTTGCGCCAAACTATGTGGCGTTTCCGGGTACTGTGGGCCAGGCGGGGCTTCTATTGATTCCGAAGTGGATGTACCTTCGTTGTTTACTAGGAAGGGACGTTGATCTTTACGCAGCTCTAAATACCCGAGGAGGTTCCGAAGCTCAGTTTCTGTAAAGATTCCGACATCCTTCATCATTACCATTTGCCGAGCTAGTTCTATTTTTGAGTTCGCCATCACGTATTCAATCTTGATGTCCATTTCATTAACAGGGTAGGAGGATTTGATAGCGAGGAGGCGCTTCCTAATATTGTCAAGGATTACCGGCTTGATCTTGTTGGCGAGCTGTTCGATCTTGCTAGCAACATACGAACTCAGGACTAGGTCGGAGGAGTAAGATCCACTAGAACCGCCCGCGACGACACTGTGGGGGAGTGATAAGGAGGTCCAGACTTGGTCTGAGTTTTGAGTAATGCGGTCATTTGTAGAGAGATAGCTTGAGGAGTGCTCGATAGGGTTAATGGTAACCGCGGAGGAGGTAACGTAGCCTTGGTCTGGAGTTTGGTCTTTAAGAGCACGTGCGTAGCTAGTAATTACTCTCTCCATGTCAGCGTTGGCAGCTTTTCTCCGCTGATCAATGTTACCCGGGTATTTATCGAGGCTGAAGAGCGAAGCGTCAATCTGGTGCTGTTCGCGCGGCACATTCCGCCATCTCCAGATGACGTCGATGATTGTGATTTGACGCTTCTCCCAGATCGGGAGGACCGTGCGGTGGAGTGGTGAGATGGAATAGATGCCGAATGTTTTGCGCCCCTTGGAGTCGGTCCACCAGATGGGGGTGTCTTTGAATTTAATGTGGATGATTTCATCGGCACGGAAACGCTGCTCTGTAGTCAAGCCTTCGTCAAGGATGTAGTAGTTGGCTTCTCTAATAGCGGTGGTGTTGGAAGAACCGCCGATGCGAGATAAGTCATCTAATATGGTAACTGATTTGTTGGGAAGTATTTCATAAGTGAAACCGGGGAGTTTGTGGATGTAGACGTTCCCGTGCATCATGAGGAGTTCAGCGTATTTCTCAAATTCATTCTTGATATTCAAGGTGGCTGCAAGGTGTTCGGCTTCTCTGAGCATTTCTGCTTCTAACTCATCGTACTCGGTGTCCTTATCTGACATCTTGAAGCGCTTGAAGGAATCGGACGTCATCGTGCTAATGCGGTCAATGGCGCCGCCGACTTCCGGTTCTAGGTTATACATTTGTTCATAGATGTCAGCTTCATCCATCTCGCGCCAATTCGTGATGTCGATGAGGAACTGGGCGAGGGAATTTGTGACTTGCTTACCTGCGTAGATGTGGTCTGCGGAACTGCCGGCTGCACCTGTGTTAAGGCGCGCGAAGGCTTGTTTGACCTTCCGAGTTAAGGTTTTTGCTATACCCATGATATCACCTTTAGATTACGCGAAGAGAGATTGAGTCTGGTAATAGATTTGTAGGCTGCTCTGTTGATAAATACCAGATTACGTTTGCAACGCAATCCGCTGTATCTTTGCTGCCACCGAACGGATGGTCAACTTTCGGAGTACGTTCATTAATAACCAATAGATTCTCAGCTTCATATTTCAGTTGCTCGTCGTAAACAACGCGAACTGGGGTTGGATAATCTTCAGATTGCTGTTCTTTCCACCTATCGTAGTCTTCTTTTGATACAATATGTTTAACGTACTCCATACCGTACGTGTCGACAACGTGCTCGATGATCTCTGGATACATCCACGTGTCGAAGATGAAGACATTGGCGTTGATGCGCGGAATAACGTAGTCAAGATATTTGCGGATCTCGGATGGGCGAATGAATGCGTCGCCTTCCTTTTTGGTAAAGCGGTGCGCTCCATCTACGACTATACCACCTGTCATGCGGTCTGTGTAGCCGCACGCAATACCGAAGCGGTCGTTTGT